TGACTTTTAATCAGGTTGTCGGGGGTTCGAATCCCCCGTGTCTCACTAAGGAATGAAGAGCGGAAAACCAGTAAATTCAAGGTTTTCCGCTTTTTTTATGCGATTTTTGAGGTAAGGAAAAGTAAGCAGAAGTAGATAGTTTTTAATGTCCGCAACGCGTCCGCAAGTGGTATTTTGACCGCAATGTCCGCAACGCGTCCGCAAATCAGATCGCCAGAATATCATTCACGACCGCCGCGGCATCTTCTTTCTCGTCCATGATGTGGTTGTAGACGTCCAGCACCATCTTTTCGGTGTCGCCCATCAGCTGTGCGATTTTTTTTATGCTGATGGCAGGCACCTGATAGCAGAGGTTTGTGCAGTAGTTGTGCCGGAAGATGTGGGCGGTCAGATCTGATATGACCGGGAACGCATCGGTGCCACCGGCGGCATGGTTCATTTTTCTCACGATTGACTGCCACATTTTGACATACGCTGAATGTGTCATGATTGATCCGTCACGACAGGTAAAAAGATAGGTGCCCGGTAGAGCAGACAAATACTCTTTTAAGTATGCGGCGGTGGTGTCCGGTACCGGTACGGTGCGGAAGCCATTGTTGCTTTTTGGCATGGGCTTTATTTCGGACGCGTTATTCGGGAAAATAAGCGCTTTTGTGATTGATACGGACATTTTCCCGTTCTCCGTCTTAAAATCGAATTTTGACAGTGCCAGCGCTTCTCCACGGCGTAATCCGCACGAATATATAATATAAACAAAAGCTTTTTCACGGGCGGTAAAGGACGCCTTTGGAATGGCAGCTTTTTCCGCCTGTGTGAGCGGACGCTTTTCTTTTTTTACATAACATGGCAGATTGATGTCTGCACAGATCCTATCATACATCCCAACGCCGATATAATTATCTGCGACAGCCATTTTCATAATCTGCTTAAAAGTGATCTCTATTTGCTGACAGGTGCGCGGCTTATCCAGTGCATTGTTGATCGCAAGCTGGAAGTGACTGTTTCGGATATCTGACAGGCGCACACCCTCCAAAAAGGATAGATGCGTTTCTATTATATTCTCATACATTTTCCGGGTGTTCATTTCGCGTGCAGCTTTTTTGGTCTTAAGCCAGCTCCGGGCGTATTCTAAAAAGGTTACATCAGTATTCTGGACATACTGACCGTTCTCCACCTCACTTTTGAGTTGGTTGACCTGCCGCTCCAGATCTGCGCTGGATTTGCGTGATACAAGCCGTTTCCGGTGTTTGCTTCCGTCAACATTGTATGTTCCGTCCCAGATCTTGGTTTCATACTCTCCGCGAGAGTTTTTCGTGTACTTTGCTTTTGCCATATGTACCATCCTTTCTTCTAACGCCCTCGAAATCGAGGAGTTTTTGGGTATAAAAATAACAGCCAGCGTGGAACGTGTGTTCCGCTTGCACTTGGCTGCTCCGAATGATACAATATGCTTGTCTAGGGCGATTGTTCATCCAGAGCAATTGCATTGCCGCTCCACTTAATGGTGGGGCGGTTTTTAATTTAGGCTTTCCAGGAATTTCCACAATTTTGACAAATGCAGACAGTTTCATTTTTGAAGGTAGTTTTTTCGCTTCCCTTTGATTTTTTCCAAACAAGGTTGGACATACCTAAGGTACACATGGCTGTGAGGCCTCTTGCGGCATTATTTACATGACCGCCAAGTCCGTTTCCGTGTTTTTTTGTTTTGCCTGTTGCCTGAATCAACTGCACATTCACATTTTCACTACCACATTTTGGACATTTCATAATATCACTCCTTTGTATTATTTATAATAATTTATTTTACCACATATATAATATGATGTATAGAAAATTCGGAGAACGCATCCGCTCCTATTGCTGATTGGTGTTCGGTTCGCAGGGGCGGTTTTTTATTGGAAGTACATCGCTCTAACTTGATTTCCTTTTATAGATTATATCTCCAGCGGATCGAATATCATACAGATCGAGTCCGGTTTTATAATTTTTAAAAGAAATTTTTGATCTATATTTCCCGGCACCGTCTTGGAAGAAATAAGCTTTTTTAATAATTCCATTTTCGTCATAAATTATACGACCAATTTCTTCACTGTTGAATACAGGTGTGCTGTATTTGTCGAATTCCTTTGAAAAAGAGCGTTGAACGTATTCAATGCAGTAAATAAAATGAAACTCATTTTTATCCTGATCAAATTCTATGCGCGATAACGGAAAGCTTGAATTTGTATCAGACGAGATAAATTTGACATTATTTAGGTTTATTAGATATTTATCAGGTATATCATGTTGTTTTATAAGTTTATTTAATGGTAATACCAGATCTATATATTGCCGTTGTAATGATTGCGGAATAGAAAAAAATATTATTTCCAAAACACTTCGCACCTTGGAATGATCTTTATTTTGTAAAACGGTCGTTTGGACATATTTTGTAGCATTGTTGCATGCCGCTACAATCGGAATGTTACTGCCACGGAATATATTGTCACATGAAATATATAATTTCTCTTCTGTAATAAACTTTCGTGCTACATAGCCGCCAGGAGCCTTTTTATCTTCTTGAGGATCTATCAATGGAAGATTTTCGTATTTGCTCTTATCGGCTTTGGGCTTAAAAAAATTTAACAACCCCATAACGTTACCTTCTTTCCAACATATGTCTGTGAATAAAGTAGGAAGCTATAGTATAGGACACAATTCGCTCGATATTTCAAGCCGATGTGCCTTTGATTCTATATCATTCACGTCATTCTTGTTAAAGTCGTCTCCAAGTATATGGTTCAAGGCGTGGAGAAAAGATTCCCGCTGCTGAGCAGAATCAAGAGATGATTCTATAAATATTGTATAACTCCCGTCTTCATTTTCTACTACGGCTTCCTTGGTTCGCGTATCTGGAAACTGTATCAAGCGTACCTGGTAATCAATCGTCAATATTTCCTCGTTCCTTTCTTTTAAGTGCAAGTAGCATACTATGTACCGCCTGCAAGTCTTCTGGTTCAGCGTCACGTGCAGTATCAAATAGCATACGTAACTCTTTGTTTTCAAAAATTTCCTGCGCCATTTTGGCTGTCTCGTCGTTTAAGTAATATTTTTCCCCACCTTCTTTTTCTTCGCCGGTCATTAGGTATTCAAGAGATACATTAAAATAGTCAGCAATTTTTTGCATTTTGTCTTGCTTTGGTGTGCTGATCCCATTTTTCCATGAACTGAATACGGATTGAGCAATTCCAGTATCTTTCGATACCTTGTAGGTAGATACTCCATGTTTTTGTAATAATTCCTCAAAAATACTATACATTTTTTGTCCACCTTTCACAAAAAACGTATTACTTCAAAAAACATTAGCAAAGTGTATTGACTAGTAATGAAACATGGTGTATAGTAAACACATGCTTCAAAAAACATAAGCATATTTGCAAAATGGTTCTGAAATATGTACGTTCATAATTTATAATTACTTCTGATTGGTAATTGAAGTATATCATAAATGTGAAGTATATGCAACCGCAATATTAAGAAGGGAGTGATATTACTTGTATAGCAAATATGAAGAACTGCTGAAAAAAAGCGGCGAAACTTCATATCAGGTGTCAAAGGCAACAGGCGTAGGGCAGAATACACTGTCGAACTGGAAAACCGGAAGGAGTCAGCCCAAGATTGGTAAATTGCAGAAAATAGCAGACCATTTCGGTGTTCCGGTAACCTACTTCTTGGAAGATACCACATCATCTGTCCAATTATCTGGACAGCAAATAAGAAGGGAGTGAGAAGAATGGAAAAGGTAGATGCACTTATTGAAGCACTGGCGGAGCATATCAGTGAAAAAATTTCATCTGGCGATGCTTACAGCGAAAGTGAAGCTGCAGAAGAGACAAAGGCTCTCGCAGAGCTGATTTCCGCAAGAGCCAATGTGCTTTAGTTACTGATTATCAGTATTTCCTTCAATAGTATCAATGATTGTATTGAAGAAAGGGGATGAAAAAGAGTGAGTGAAGCAGAGCAGCTTGAGAAACTGTGTCAGCCGGTAGTTGACTGGTTGAAAAAGAATCATGATCCGCACACCGAGGTGCGCATATCCGCGGAGCATATTGATCTGGTGGAGAGTGTGATCGGGATTCCGGTAGAGAGGTAGGTGATTACGTGAATTATCCAAAACCGGTAATGAGAGCAACAGAACTTGAAAGAATGGGATTCCCGCGGGATTATCTGCTTTATGCCTACCGCAGAAAAGGACAGAGTTACGCATGGAAAGCGACTCCTAAAAAAAACAGTCCGATATTGTTTGACACGGTAGCATTTGAAAAGTGGCGACTTGGAACGACGGGAGCAGGGAGATGAGAATGTTGAAAAGGATAGGCAAGATCGTTACGGCGGTCGGCGTGGTCACGGCACTGCTTGCAGGATGCTGTCTGGATTCGCAGGATGTATACGGCTACCTTGCGGGAGCGTTGTGTATCATCGGTGGCTTCCTGGGCGGCGCGGGCTATGCGATCTGCATGCTGGCGGAGCGGCGGCGCACCGAGGTTGTGATCGAGATGGACAAGCCGGATATTGTGTGGATTGAGATTGAGGACAAAAAAATAGCACCCTGATAACTTTGGCGAGTACAGGTGCTATTTACCGTAGGAATACATAAGTATTTCTGCGTTTATTGTAACACTAGAATTGAGGTTATGTCAATGTATGGAAAATATCAATGTAAGTGCTGCGGTTGCATGATGGATCCGGGCGAAGGCCGGAACGGAGTGTGTGATGACTGCGTTACCGGTGAGACAGAACGGCAGCGCCGCGAGGAGAAGATGGAGCGGATGATCCGGGCAACGGATTTTAAACAGATGGAAATGGAGGACATTTTAAAGTGAATATAACAAAAATCAAGATTAAGAATCTTTTTGGAATCAAAGAGTACGAAGCAGACGGAAGATCTTTGGAGCTTTCCGGCAAAAATGGTACAGGTAAGAGTTCTGTGCTTGATGCGATCAAGTATGCACTTACAAACAAAAGTGATCGCGAGTATATCGTGCACAAGGGTGAGACAGAGGGCGAGATCATTGTAGAGACTGACACAGGCCTTTCTATCGATCGCAAATCCAGAACGAACAAGGCAGACTACAAGTCTGTGAAACGAAATGGCTTAGAGGTTGGCAGCCCGGAAGCATTTCTGCGGGAGTTATTCATGCCGCTGCAGCTGAATCCAATCGAGTTCATGAAGATGGATAAGAAGCAGCAGAACGCGATTATCCTTGATATGATCGATTATCCGTGGGATATGAACAAGATTAAAGAGTGGTTCGGCGAAATTCCGGCGTGGGTCAGCTACGATCAGAGCATTCTTTCCGTACTGAATGATATCCAGGCGGAGAACGGTGATTATTATCAGAACCGCCGGAACATCGACCGGGATATTAGAAATAAGAAAGCATTCGTGGAAGAAATCGCGAATGGAATTCCTGCAGGATATGACGTTGAGAAATGGGAGAACGCAAGTGCCGGTGATATTTACCGTCAGATCGAGCGTATGCAGAGAGAAAACCAGACCATTGAGAGAGCCAAGCTGTTAATGGACAGCCGTGACAGTAAGATCAGAAAATTTGAAGCTGATCGTGAAATCGAGGTCACTGCTTTGGACCGCGAAATTGCCAACCGGGCAAACCAGATTGACAAGTCCATCGCTTCGTTGAATGAACAGATCCGGTCATATGAGACGGAGAAAGAACAGCTCGCATCTAAAAAGAAAGACAAGCTGGAAGTGATTGAGCAGACATATAAGGCGAACGTGGCACGGTTTGACGCGGAGGTTGCCGAGTATGCAGAATATGCGGACAAGCAGCCGCAGGATGTGACACCGTTACAGGAACAGGCGCAGGAGATTGAGAAAATGCAGTCTCATATCAACGAATATAAACGGATGCTCCGGTTGCAGAGCGAGATCGCGGATATGCAGGAGCAGTCACAGCAGCTTACGGACAAGATCGAAAAGGCAAGAACACTGCCGGGAGAGATCCTTGCAAACTGCACAATCCCGATTGAGGGCTTGACGGTGGAGGATGGCATTCCGTTAATTAACGGCTTACCGGTAAGCAATCTGTCCGAGGGCGAGAAGCTGGATCTTTGCATTGATGTTGCGCTTCAGAATCAGAATGGTCTGAACATCATATTGATTGATGGAGTGGAGAAACTGGCAACCGATCTGCGTGAGAAGCTTTATGCCAAGTGTAAGGAAAAAGGCTTGCAGTTTATTGCCACCAGGACAACGGATGATGAAGATTTGACAGTGGTTACATTGTAGGAGGTATGACATGGAAAACACAGAGATCATGACAGTAGAGCAGACCGGTCAGTTATCAACAAATGTATTTTCTGATCCGGAGGCTTTTCAGAATTTATTTAATATTGGGAAGATGTTTGCATCATCTTCCCTGGTGCCACAGGCATATCAGGGAAAACCTATGGACTGTGCGATTGCATGCGATATGGCAAACAGAATGAACGTTTCCCCAATGTTTGTAATGCAGAATCTGTATGTTGTCAAAGGAAAACCACAGTGGAGCGGGCAGGCTTGTATGTCAATGATAAAGGCATCGCCATTATTTAAAAGTGTGAAGCCTGTTTATACAGGGCAAAAAAATACAGATAGCTGGGGGTGCTATATCAGTGCCATTAGAAAAGAGGATGGCGAAGAGGTTCACGGAGTCGAAGTTACCATTAAAATGGCGAAGGATGAAGGGTGGTATTCGAAGAAAGACAAGTATGGAAATGAAACATCAAAATGGCAGACTATGCCGGAGTTAATGCTTGCCTATCGAGCATCAGCTTTTTTCGCAAGGGTGCATATTTCCAATTCACTTATGGGATGCTCCGTCGAGGGAGAGGCGGAAGACATTGCTAAGGTACCTGCAACGCCAGTGCCGGATCCGTTTGCAGATTCCAAACAGGCACAGGCTGAGAAAGAAGCATCGGAGGTATTTGACAATGCTGTTGAATAATGAGAATTATTACAGTCTGGAAGCCAACAGAGAATTTCTCTCTGTCAGTCAGTACAAGGATTTTATGGGTACATATGGGAGCGCAGGCTGCGAAGAGTGTGCTCTTGCGAAGATAGATGGCACATGGAAAGAAAATATGGAAGATTCCGATGCCTTGATGGTTGGGTCGTATGTAGATGCGCATTTTGAAGGCACACTTGATTTGTTCAAGGCGAAGCATCCGTGCATGTTCAAAAAAAATGGTGAACTGATGGCAAAGTACATCAAAGCAAATTATATGATCCAGCGGTGTGAGCGAGATGAACTTTTTATGCAGTTCATGAGCGGAGAGAAGCAGGTCATTATGACAGCGGAGATGTTCGGGGCAAAGTGGAAGATCAAGATTGACAGCTACCATCCGGGGAGATGCATCGTTGATCTAAAGACTTGCCAGAGCATCACAAAAACATTTTCCCACCCAGATATTGGACATCTGAATTTCCTTGCTGAATGGGGGTATTACATTCAGGGCGCGGTATATCAGAAAGTAGTGGAGATCAATACCGGCAAAAAGCTTCCATTCTTTATTGCGGCAGTGTCAAAAGAAAAAGAACCCGACATACAGGTGATCGCTGTTGAGCAGCAGCTTCTGGACGAAGCCCTTACAGAGGTTGAGCACAATGTGCCGAATATCCTTGCTTTAAAGAAAAGATCCTTGAAGCCGATCCGCTGCGGGCAGTGTGATTACTGCAAGTATACCAAAGTGCTGGACAAACCTATCTGGTCAAGTGAACTGCTCGGGGAGGTATAGATGAAAGATTCCATTGTTGTAGATATGAGATATGCCGAGTACGACATGATTGATGGAACACCGAACGTACACCGTCATCATATTTTCGGGGGAACGGCAAACCGGCTGTTGTCAGATGAAGATGGACTGTGGGTACCGCTGTCGTATGAACACCATGAGGGGAAAATGAGCGTGCACATGAATAAAGAAATGAGCACGTTAATGCATATCATTGGTCAGTTGGCATGGGAGAAACATTGCGTTGCCGGTGGTGAGTCGGAGGAGAATGCAAGAGAGCTGTTCCGAAAGAGATACGGGCGCAGTTACTTATAGGTTGAAACACCTTAAGAAACCCGTTCATGCGGTTTTTATATCACGAATTATTGAAAGCCATGGATACCTCCGGGGTCGTCCCGGAGGGGAAAGGAGAAATGTTGAATCAGTTAGAGATTTTTAAGAATAGAGAGTTCGGAGAGATTCGGACAGTTGCCATAGATGGAGAGCCGATGTTTTGCCTTATTGATATTTGCAAGGCGTTGGGAATGAGTAATCCTTCAATGGTGGCACAGAGACTGGATGAGGATGAACTGACTAAGTTAGACTTAGGCAGTCGTGCGGGAGATACAAATTTTATTACTGAAAGTGGATTGTATGCTGTAATTCTCAGGAGTGATAAACCTAATGCAAAGAAGTTTAGAAAATGGGTGACATCGGAAGTGCTACCACAGATCAGAAGGACCGGATCATATCAGAAGAGACTCACGCCAGAAGAAATGATGCGGATTCAGCTTGGAATGGTTGACGATCACGAAAACCGCATCGAACATCTTGAAAATACCATGACGATTGACTACGGTCAGCAGCAGGAATTAAAGAAAGCTGTAAATAAGAGAGTCATCGAGATCCTTGGTGGTAAGAAAGCTCCGGCGTACAAGGAATTAAGCAAAAAGGTTTTCGCGGAATGCAACCATGATATACAGGACTATTTCGCAGTCAATTCAAGAAATAACATCCCGTCACTGCGTTTTGAGAATGCGCTTGAATATGTAGAGGGGTGGAATCCGAGTAACAATACGATCCTTGATGTGAGAAGCTGCAATGCTGGAATGGGTGGTGCGGATGGAGTATAAGTTCACGATCCCGGGGCGGCTGGACGGGTTGAATGAATACACTGCCGCCAACCGGACGAATCCGCACAAGGGCGGACACATGAAGCAGAAGAATGAGGATGGAATCATCTGGCAGATCCGGCGGCAGCTTCCTGGTATTGGCACCATTACGGCACCGGTACTGATCTATTACCGGTTTTTCGAGAAAGACCGGCGCCGGGATAACGACAATATTTTGTCCTGCGCGGCTAAGTTTGTGCAGGACAGCTTGAAAAAGGCATGGGTAATCAAGGACGACAACCAGAGATGCATCCCGCACTTCTATTTCGATACGTTTGTGGATAAGGAGAATCCGAGGATTGAAGTGACGATCACGGAACTTACCGCGGGACAGGCGAAAATGACGCTGAAAGACCTGCTTAAGGACTTAGAAACGGGGTGATGGCTTGGCAGACGGAAAAAGCAGTTTTGTCCTGTATACGGAGTATCTGCGGCACATACAGAAAATGAGCATGGATCAGCGCGGAGAACTATTTACCGCGATTCTGTGCTATGCGGCGGGCGAATCTGTACCGGAACTTGATGCGGCGGCAGATATGGCATTTAGTTTTATCCGCGAGCGAATGGATCGGGACAATGCGGCGTACATGGAAAAGGTTGAGAAACGCAGAGAAGCCGGGAAACTTGGTGGCAGACCGAAAGCGAATGGTTTTTCTGAAAAGCAAGAGAAAGCAAAAAAAGCGAATGGTTTTTCTGAAAAGCAAAATAACCCTGATAGTGATAATGATCCTGATAATGTAACTGTTAATAATAAAAATACTTTGGCGGATGCCAAAGCGATGTTTGAACGTTTGTGGAAGATGTATCCGAACAAAAAAGGCAAAGGGCAGGTATCGGATACCCAAAAGAAGCGGCTACTCGCAATCGGAGAACCCACGCTAGTTAAAGCGATTGAACGCTACAGCCTGGAATTGCAGAAGGACGCCGACTGGCGGAAACCACAGTACGGAAGTACATTTTTTAACAACGGTTATGTTGATTATCTGGATGATAACTATGTTCCGGGGAAAGCGGAGAAACGCCCCGCGGCAAAGAATAATTTTAACAATTTTGAGCAGCGCCAGTATGATTATGATGCGCTGGAAACGGATTTACTTAATTCGACACCACAGGGAGGGTGAAATGGAGAGAAGAAAAAGCGAAGGAAGGTGTAAATAAGTGAGTAATGCATTGGCAAGAAAGAGAAAGCGTATGCAGCCGTTGGGGTATACCAAAGATGAACTGCTTCGGATGCAGCGCTATGCAAAGACAGAAAGCAATACCAATGATCTGATCGAAGAATCTTTTTTGAATATTCGGTTGATTTCATTTCAGATTCTTCATGACAAGTTTGGATTTGGATATAAGAGACTGATGAAAGTTGAAAAGATCATAACGGAATATTTGAACACAACGGCGGCAGGCGGATTATCGACAGAGCAGTTGCAGTTTTACATGAGAGAAAAGTGTGGAATTGATGCGAAAGCAGAAGCAAACAGGGTTCCTTTTAGAGAAAGCTTTTTCCTGGTCGAAAGGAAAGTTGCCCCGGGTTCCATGCAGACCGCCGGAAAATTTCTGGCAGCATCGATCTGTAATTACTATGCGCTTCTTGGTGTATGCCTTAAGACGGGATTTAATTTCTCAAAAAGGCAGGTGGCGGAGACGCTGGAATGGATCAGATATTACATCAACAGCCTTGCAACAGGGTATGAAACGATGGTAGGTATCGCAAGTGTAATGGAACAGGAGTGTAAATACTGCGATCCGAGGTTTATAGGAAAGACATATGAGGTGTGAATATGCATAGAGACAGTAAGGAGCGCCGCAGGCGCGTTATGGAAATCAGTGAGAAGATGACACGCCCGAGCAAGCATGTGAGCGGCGACGCGCTTAAGAGATTCAGAGAGGTGCCGTATCAGCTACGGTGCGGAAAGGAGTGGGAACATGGTTGAATGCATGAGAACAGTAGCGAGAAAGCCGGGGTTTGTGCAGTGGATTCCGGTAAGTGAGAGACTTCCGAAGAGCGGAGAATACATATTGCTGTCATTTGAAAACTTCTCTTTGCCTGTAGTTGGCAGATATGAGGGAAATAAAGATGAGGGTGGCAACTTCTATGTAGGGGATGACACGGAAACGTGCCTTGAGGAAGAGTTGATAGTGAATGCGTGGATGCCATTGCCGGAACCGTATAGAGAGTGAGGGAAAATAATGGAGAGTAGATATTTATATCGCGGAAAGCGGATTGATAACGGCAAGTGGGTGGAAGGTAGTCTTGTTACCGGAGTATTTTTTCGGTTAGGACAGGAAATCCCGTACATGTTTTGCCCTAATCTTGCCGATTATGATTGCTTTGAGGATTTTTCGGAAGAAAATGGGATATTTGAGGTAGACCCATCCACTATCTGCCAGTGCACCGGACTTAAGGACAAGAACGGAAGATTGATCTGGGAGAATGATATCGTAAAATGTGGAAATACAACAGCTGTTATATGGGATGAACATTTTGCAAGTTGGTGTTTGACTAAAAAACGTTGGATGTTTCATCACTTTTTTGGAGAATCCCAATCCCCGGAAGATTGCGAAGTTATCGGCAACACATTTGACAATCCGGAACTGTTGGAGGTGTAGCCATGACGGAGAATGAAGCACTTGGATATTTGAAAAACTCTAAAAGGCAAAAGAGCATGTTGGAAATTCTTCCTGGTTCGGATATTGGAAATACGATCATCAAGGCCTTGGAAGAGTTAAAACAGTACCGCACAATCGGTACACCGGAAGAGTGCCAGAAATCGGTAGCAGTCTGCAAAGCTATGATTGCTCGCAAAATTACACCTGAGAACATGGAAGAATACATGAAATTTGAGGATGAATGTGTAAAGTGTGGATTTACGCTCAAAAGCCTGTTAGAAGCAAGAGAGAAGCAGATTCCATATAAGCTATCACGTAAAAAATTGGTTTGGGGTGTTGGAAAATGCAAATGTGGTGTTGAATTTTTGGACAGACAAACAGGCTTCTGTGGGAATTGCGGTCAAAAATTAGATTGGGAGGGCGAACGATGAGACTGATTGATGCAGATGCACTAAAGAAAGATTTAAAATCGGTTACTTTAAGCAATGGAACTTTAGTAAATACAAATGCAGTATTGTATTTACTAGAAGAATATCCGACGGCTTATGATGTAGACAAGGTTGTGGAGCAGTTGGGAAAATTGAAGAAAGCAGAGCAGGACAGACCAGATGATTGCGACGAGGACGGATACGGAGACGGCGAACAGATCTACAATGACGGGAGAAGTCAGGGAAGATATGAAGCATTTGGCAAGGCAATCGAGATTGTGAAAGGCGGTGGAGTAGATGCCAATTAAACCAGAAAATCGGAAAAGATATCCGGCAAACTGGAAAGACATACGAAAAGATATCCTTAAACGGGCAGACAATAAATGCGAATTTTGTGGAATTGAGAATTATGCTATCCGCGAAAATGGCTCAAAAGTTGTCCTGACAATAGCGCATTTAGACCATACACCGGAAAATTGCGATTACAGTAATCTCAGAGCGTTATGCCAGAGATGCCACAACAGATATGATGCAAAACACAGGGCAGAAACGAGAAGAAAGGCAGGTGCGGTAGATGGCAATTAAACCGATTTTATTCAATGCAGAAATGGTTCGTGTGATTCTGGATGGGAGGAAGACTTGCACAAGGCGAATTTGCAAAGATGCCAATGAGTGTACTGTGCCGGATATGGATTTTTACAATGCCGACAAGAGAACTTATGCAGTACATAACTTTGCAGACCTGGAACATATAGAACAGTTAAGTACGACAGAGAGAACCTGCCCTATTTGTCCTGGAGATATACTGTACGTTAGGGAAACATGGGAGCGCTTTGAATGTTGGAATTGTGAAGGGGACGAAAGCGGAAGTTGCCCAAAAGAACCACAAAAAAGCGTTTTGGATAAAGTTTGCGGTTGCTATATGTATCGGGCAACAGATGAAATATATGGAGATGCAATGTGGCACCCATCCATCCGCATGCCGAAAGAAGCCGCGCGTATCTGGTTAAAGGTTACAGACGTGAGGGTGGAGCGGTTACAGGATATTACAGAGGAAGGTGCGAAAAAAGAAGGTGCGATAGATAACCGTGGCTTTATTCATTCGCCTAACAATGAATATGATAATGTACATACTGCAAGAGAGCATTTTGTCAAAATATGGAACAATACCATCAAGAAATCCAACCTTGACCGCTACGGCTGGGATGCATCCCCGTGGGTGTGGGTAATCGAATTTGAGCGGTGCGAGAAACCGGAGGAAATATGAGCAAACGACCAGAAATTACGAAAGAACTTTCTTTAGCGCTTGAAAGATATATAAATCCCAAAAACGACACAAGAATTTATATGGCTAAAGAAGTCACATTTGATTATGCCACAGGACACGCTATCAGAGTGGATTACATGAGATTTAAGCCTGTGAACAATACAGTCTCTGGGATTGAGAAAGGGGACTTTTACTGTTACGAGATAAAATCTTCTGTTGAGGATTTTCATTCGGGACATGGTTTGAATTTCATCGGTGACTACAACTATCTTGTAATGCCGGAGGAAGTATATGCGGCTGTATCAAAAGAAATCCCATATTTTGTTGGCGTGATTGTGCCAACAAAAAGCACTTGGCGGAATAACTGGAGAGAACTGACCGTAATCAAGAAAGCAAAGCGCAGAAGTAGAGAAAAAGCATTATCGGAAATGCTTTTTATGATGTTTCGTTCCGCGGCGAGAGACAGATATAAATTATCTTAGTTGGAGGTAAAAAAATTATGGCTAAAGCAGTATTGGTTATGGATATGCCGGAACAGGTTTGCCAGAAATGTACATTATGCTACGAGACGGAGGATGACGAATATCTGTGCTGTGCGGCAGGGAAACTTGTACCAGACGGAGCAAAGCCGGATTGGTGTCCGCTCCGGGAACTGCCGGAGAAATCAGCTCATCCAGAGCATTGTGACAATGGAAGGTTCGATGCAGGGTGGAACGGATGCTTAGATGCCATAGAGGGAGGTGCACATGGGAAAGAGCAGAGCGAGTAAGCTGAACGGCTACCAGAGTGCGGTAAGCCGGCAGAGATTATTCCAGAATTAGAAAAATTGATATGAAAGGAGCCGGGACCTATCCGGATAAAAGGCGCGCCGGGTTCCTAAAAAGAAAATGAAAACAAAATGTGAAATTTACAGAGATTCTATGCAGAATTACAAAAAGTACGCGATACCGTCGGCACAGCTTATTATTGCCGATGTGCCTTACAACGTAGGGAAGAATTTCTACGGCAGCAATCCGATGTGGTACAACGGTGGAGACAATAAAAACGGAGAGAGTAAGCTTGTGGGTAAAGCGGCGTTCAATTCAGATTTTAACTTCAACCTGTATGAATATTTCCATTTCTGCAGCAAGATGCTTAAGAAAGAACCGAAGAAAGCCGGAACTAGAGGGCGAAGTTCTGACGCGCCGTGCATGATCGTGTTCTGCGCCTTTGAGCAGATGCAGACATTGATTGCGGCGGCAAAGAAGCATGGATTTGAGCATTACATACCGCTTGTATTTGTAAAAAATTACAGCCCGCAGGTTCTTAAAGCAAATATGCGTGTTGTAGGAGCTACAGAGTATGCTCTGGTACTGTATCGGGACAAGTTGCCAAAGTTCAGAAATGGGGCAAAATTTGATGAAGATGGGAAAACCATCAGAGGTACGGGGCATATGATCTTCAACCGGTTTACCTGGGAAAAGGACGGAAAGGACATTCCGAAGATACATCCAGCGCAGAAACCGGTTGTGGTACTGAAAAAACTGATTGAGATTTTTACGGACCCGGGCGACGTGGTTATTGATCCGTGTTGCGGAAGCGGTAGTACATTGCGCGCGGCAGCTGAGATAGGGAGAAATGCTTTCGGATTTGAAATTGATCGCAATTTTTATCAGAGAGCCAAGGGAGAAATGCTTGTCTTTGAAAAAGATGAACAGATGGGATTTGAAGGCTTTCCGGAGGTGATGTTACAACATGGATTGTATGGATGGTATGAAGGAATTCCCAGATAAGTATTTCGATATTGCCGTTGTAGATCCTCCATATGGAATAAATATTAACTGCAACATAGGAAGACGAAAAGGAGACAAGAAGTCTGCTTATCCAAAAGCATATTGGGATAGCGAAATACCGGATGAAAAGTACTTTGACGAACTGTTCAGAGTAAGTAAGAAGCAAATTATTTGGGGGGGTAACTACTTTTATCTTCCACCAACAAAATGTTTTCTTGTCTGGAGAAAACCACAAATATCAGAAAATGTAAGTTTTTCAATGTGCGAGTATGCTTGGACTAATCTTGACGGAACTGCTAAAGAATGGGTAGGAATGTCAAATGAAAAAGATAGATTGCACGCTACACAGAAGCCAAAAGCATTATACGATTGGATATTTAGCAGATATGCAGAGCGCGGTATGAAATTTCTTGATACACACGTAGGAAGTGCAAGCAGCCTTATGGCTGCGCATGATGCCGGATTGCAATACGTGGGATTTGAAAAGGACAAATATTATTATGATTTGTCAAAGAAACGCTTGAAACAGCATGAAGCGCAAACGAATTTATTTGACTTTATGTAGAGTAGCAGACCGGACAGCTCCGGTTTGCATGAGATCAAACAGCTATAGCTCCGCCAGCAGTAATGCGGCGGGGCGGAAAGAGAGGATAAATAGATGGAGAAATTTTTTACAATTAACAAAGACAGTGATTTTTATAAAGCATATGTACAGTATCAGAAAGATGTAAAAGCGAATGCGCAGGCATTTAAGAAATTTTCGGAGGAACACGGGATTGAGTCGACGCAATATATTCCAGACGATAGAGCGGTAATAATTATTCCAACTGAAAATGATTTGCAGAAATTTCAGGGTATGTTTACAAAAAATAAATTATATTACGAAAACGGTGTTAGACGTTTCAGAGCAAACTGTCAAATTACCAAGGACTGGCTTGAGATTGCAAAGACGGTACCAAAGCCGAAAAAACCGGATTACTTCTGCTACGGAATGAGATTTTGTGGGAAATATAGCACAAGGTGCTTTATGATCGGTGATGTTTTATATGGCTCGGCGGAGAATGTAGAAGTAAAGCTACTCGACTTTATGACAGAAATTAAGGCGAGCGAGTTTTATAAGGCGATCGAAGATGAAGAAAGCAGAGAAAAAGAGCAGTTATGAACAAGGAAATTTTAGTACATTGGCAATTGAATATTGACGGTTGTAGTGGTATAATTCCTTTATCATAAAAGTTTGGGGGAATTATAAATGAAATGCTTACGATGTAATACAGAAATGAAACAGTATAAGTTTGATAGAGATTTTGGAGTATACGGCAAGGAATACGACCCAGGAAACGGATATGCTGTTAGACAAAATCCTCATAATCCACACAGCATATATGAATGTCCTGAATGTGGTTACATGGAACTAAGTTCTAAGCATTGTGAAAACGAGGATATTTAAAAACGATTACCAACCGTCAATATTCGATGGTTGGTATTTTTGCGCAAAATAGGGAAATTTATTGATGAAATACAATGACATTTTAGTAAGATAATGCTATAATGTACCCATAAAACAGCGCCTAAGAGCCGAATATATGAGACTATGATTAGTTTCGTGTATTCGGCTCTTTTTTATTTTGCAGAGAGGAAGTGAGAAGTTGGCAGCAAGAAAAAATCCATTAGCTGATAAAGCGTATGAACTGTATAAGAGCGGCATGAAGCTGGTAGACATTGCTGACCAGCTGAATTGCTCCGCGGCTACAATCCGTACATGGAAAAATCGCTATCGGTGGGATGATAACGAAAGTGAAACGTTTCAAAAAAAGAGTGAAACGAAACGCAACGTTTCAAAGGAAAAAAACAGAAGTGAAACAGCAATAGATGATGGCACGAGGGAGACGTTGCAGAACGATGATCTTACTCCGGAACAGCAGATGTTTTGCGTGTATTATAGCCGAACGTTTAATGCGACACAGAGTTACATAAATGCTTATGGGTGTCGGTACAGCACGGCACTCACAAATGGTCCAGCGTTACTCGGAAATACTCGGATAAAAAAGGAGATAGAACGCTTAAAAGAAATCAAGCGTCAGCAAATCGTCACAGGCACAGAGGACATTGTGGAATTGCAGATGCGGATTGCGTTTGGAGATATTGGCAATGTTGTAGAGTTTGGTCGAGAGGAGATAGAAACAAAGGACGGGCGAACTGTTGAAATCAATTTGTTAAGAGCAAAAGAATCCAGCGAGGTAGATACACAGCTTATCAAGAGTATCACAGAGGGGCAGAACGGCTTGACTGTGGTAATGAAAGATGAACAGAGGGCGATTGACTGGCTGACAAAATATTTCCTCATGCACCCAGATGATAAATACAAGGCTGAATTTGATAAAAAGCGTGCAGAGGTCAAGGATGACTCGGCAGAGCAGATCCTTGAAAATATGCAAACCATTACGGATATTCTGCGGCACCCGGTCGCAAACCGGAGTATAGATGATTTTGAGGAGGTGCAGGATCATGAATAAACCGGCACCACTCAGTCAGAGACAGTATGAATATTTCCTGCGGTGTTTTGACAGCTGGCTCAACGTGGCGGAGGGCGGTAAACGAGGGGGAAAGAACGTACTTGCAACACTGATCTTCTGTTCGCTTCTGGAAACACATAAGAACAAAATTCATCTGGTGGCTGGTGTATCGAATGCCACTGCAAAGCTGAATATCCTGGACTGCGATGGATACGGACTGCTGAATTACTTTGAGGGAAGATGCCGCGAGGGAAAGTATAAGGATCGTGACTGCGTGTATGTGCAGACCAAGACGGGCGAAAAGGTGATCCTGGTATCCGGCGGCGGTAAGGATGGAGATGAGAAGCTGATAAAGGGCAATACCTACGGGATGGCGTATGTGACCGAAGCAAACGAATGTCATCCAAAGTTCCTGAAAGAAGTATTTGACCGTACACTCTCCAGTTCCGACCGTAAGATATTTCACGACCTCAACCCGAAAGAGGAAGAACACTGGTATTACACGGAGATCCTCAAGTTCCACGAGGAACGGCAGGAAAAGAATCCTGATTATGGATATAACTACGGACATTTCACTTTGGCGGATAACATGAGCATGACAGACGAGCAGATCCGGAAAGTGTTAAACACCTATCAGAAAGGTACAGTGTGGTACAGGCGAGATATTAAAGGCGAACGCGCTGTTGCAGAGGGAATTATCTTCCGGAAGTTTGCGGAGAACAACGAGCCCTATCTGTATGATGAGGATACGGATCCTTTGTTTGCCAGGGACATAAAAGGGAAATTGATACACAGACCATCCAAAATCACAATGGGCGTTGACTTTGGTGGAAACGGATCAATGACAACCTTTGTGCTGAAGCTTTACTTCCACGGATATCATGATCTGAGGACAGCGGAGGAAGCAAACCTGGAACTGTCACCGGACATTGACGCAGAGGCGATATGCAGTAAGTTCATAAAGTTTTATAAATACTGCATGGAAAAATATGGTTTTATTGACTGGGTATTCCCGGACAGTGCCAGCACCACGATGATAAACAGTCTGCGGAGTGCTGCGAGAAAAGAAGGACTGCCATACCGACATATTAAAGGATGTCGGAAAAATGAAGTATCAGACAGACCAAGGACATACGATATGCTGATGAATACTGGCAGATGGAAGGTGAACCGGAAGTGCTCAAAGCTTCGGAGCGCAATCGGGAAGTTGAAATGGGATCCGGATCACCCAGACAGACCGGAGGATAAGAATATCGGAAACTGTAACGACTGGTGGGACGCGGAAAATTATACAATTTTGGATTTTATTGAATGTGTTGACCTGGATAGATAGGAGTGTGGATTATGGAAAATTTTGTGGAAACATATTTAAAGGGAAAGGGCTACAATGTGAACAGCAAAGCGCAGGCAGTGATTAAGGAATGTGATAACTGGTACGCAAATCGTGTGATTGAAGATTTCCACGAGCGTACCACGGTGCACGGTACTCCGTATCAGCTGAACCGGATGGGATTTGCAAAAAGATGCTGCGCGGACGATGCAAATTTATGCGAAATAGCAGAGGTAAACGGAGGGAACAACAAAGAGCAACATGAGTATCTGGTGGATATTCTGGCACAGAATCGCTTTCTCCCTATGTTCCGTAAGCAGATTGAGAGTGTATCAGCCAAAGGAACGGCGGCTTGCTATGTGCGGCTGGACAATGCGGATATTATGTCCGACAATACGGTGCGCGGTGGAAACATCCGGCTGAATTATGTGTCTGCGGAAAATTTTATCCCACTCACAGTTGAAAATGATGAGGTGACGGAAGCCGCGGTTGCGGGAACGGGACTGGTTGGCGGAAAAGTGAGGACGACAGTTGTTGACTTTGTGAAGGACGAGCATGGCAACTATGTTTCGGAAACGAATGTTTTTGATGAATATGGCACGCTACTTCCTGATATGACCACGGTGGTGCAGCTTGGCAGTGTAAAGCCGTTCGCTGTCCTGCGGAATGCCGAGGTCAATAATATCGATCACATGATGGGATATGGATATCCGAAGGTCTACGGGGCAATCGGAATCCTTAAAGCTGTGGATCTGTGCTTTAATGTGCTGTTCGGGGATTTGGACAAGGCAGACAAGCTGGTACTGGTCAACGAACTGCTGTGCAAATTTGACGAGGCCGGGAATCCCATCGCTCCTAATGAGCAGGTTAAGAAAACGTTTGTTCTGCTGGGAGGTGAAAAACTTCCAGACCAGAAAGAACTGGTACAGGAGATCAATCCGGAAATCAGAGTGGATTCCATTACAAAGTCCTTTGAGCTGTGTCTGTCTCTGCTTTCGTCCATGTTCGGTTATGGGACGAAGAAATATAGCTTTGAAAATGGGCAGATCAAGACCGCAACGGAGTACGCCGGGGAGCGGCAGGATGCCATGCAGGAGTTAAACAAACAGCGCACCGAAGCGGAGAACTATGTCAGGGATATTTGCAAGGCAGTGCTGTGGTTCTCCAATACGTTCCAGAGGACAAATTGGGACTTGGATGAGGAGATCACGGTGGATTTTGATGATTCGTATGTAACCGACCGCCAGAGCGAACTTGAGAGCAAGCGTGCGGATGCATTGTCATTCCGGGAGATCCCGATGCTGACCATCTGGTATCTGATGGACCGCTATCAGCTTTCAGAGAAAGAAGCTACGAAATATTACCAGGAGGGACAGGCAGATCCGGACACAGATGATGAAACGGAGGATTAAGGCATGGCATTGACAGACGAACAGCTGGAATTGCTCGGGAACAGGCTTGTACCACTATATCAAGAACTGGAGCAGGATGTGATCGCGGATATTGCACGCCGGGTGAAAAAGACCGGGCGGTATACAGAGACAGCCGAGCTGATGGCAAGGGCATTGATGGAACAGGGGTATTCTCCGGCGAGAATTCAGCGAGAGGTTATGAAAGTCCTGCGTGCTGACAAAGAGTATCAGATGGCAGTGGCAGAGCATACCAAAGAGTATAAACAGTATGTGGCAAGCGAGATCTCCAGAGTGGTGGCGGAAGCTAAGGAGCAGGGGAATGACATTGTGGCGGATGCCGGAAATATGGCTTTTAATGCGGATCTGTCTATGTGGGAGCAGGCGGGGAAAAGTCTGTCCCAGCCATCCGGGTTCCATCAGCTTGTAGATGCTATGGCATTACAGACAAACGGCGAGCTCAAGAATCTAACGAAATCTCTTGGGTTTAAGAATGTTGGATTTACGGCGCTTGAAAATGTATATCAGCATCAGCTTGACCTTGGGCTGATAAAGCTGACCAGCGGGGCGTATAGCTGGCAGCGGGTAGTGGATGACTGTGTGCGGGAACTGGCACAGAGCGGATTGCGGACAATCGACTATAAGAGCGGCAGGAGCATGCAGCTTGATACTGCGGTCAGAAATTGTATCCGCACGGCATCCGGTCAGCTTGCAGGGAAAGTAACCATGCTGAATATGGGCTCGACGGGAGAAAGCCTTGTGGAAGTGTCGCAACACTGGGGTGCGCGGTCGGACGGGTCCTGCGGTCACAGCGATCATGCTTACTGGCAGGGCAAAGTATACACTACAGATCGGAGCGGTCACAGGGCGGAATCAAGGCGGCTTGGTTATCCTATCCGCAATCTGGAGGATGCTACCGGATATCCGTCTGATCCGCTTGGACTGTGTGGGTATAACTGCCGTCATAGCTTCTATGTATTTTTCGAGGGGATATCAGAACCGAACCAATGGGATCCGGAGCCTGCGCCTGTCACGGTAAATGGCAAAGATTATGACTATTACCACGCAACACAGCGGCAGCGGCAGATGGAACGTCAGATCAGAGCAACCAAGAGGGAGATTGAAGCACAGAAAGCGCTTGGCGGAGACACAAAGGAGCTGCAAAGCAAGCTTCGGAAGCAGACGGCGGACTATAAGCGATTTAGTTCGGATGTGGATATCAGACCGAAAATGGAACGGCTCAGAGTACAGACGGGGAGCAGTGACCTAAGCAAGACAAAAACCATGAAATGGATTTCAGATCAGTACAGTGGTTATACTGCAACGATTCCAAAAAGTTGGAATAAAACAGTAAAAGATGCTGATGCTGCATTAAAAGGTGCAAACCCTAAATATGTAAAAATTCCGAGGTTATATGATAAAAATGAGGTGCTGTATCATACGAATTGTGTTAATTCTACAATCGCGTATGAAATGAGATGCCGGGGATATAATGTAATTGCAGGAAAGGCAAATTCTAAGTTGAGAAATGATCCTTTGATTGCATGGGAAAATGCAGAAAAAATAGAGGTTAAGGATGACATTGTTGCAGAAGTTACAGAAAAATGAAAGAGTGGGGAGAAAACGCCAGAATATGTGTTTGTGAAAAAGACAGGGAGACGGGTGATGGGCATGCTTTTTCAGCATATTTCAAAGATCAGAAAGTGGAATTTGTTGACCCTCAAACAGGTATGATGTACAATATAAATGGGTTGGATATTAAGAATAAAGAAGTGATATATTTTAGAACGGATAATGCCATCATTTCAAGCCGTGGAGTAAACGCATGTGAAAAGGAGTGATTTTATGGTTGATTTAGAAAAAGCATATAAAATTGCAAATGGTTTTTTCCTGGATAATGATTACGTTGGCGTTCATGAAATAAGAGAAAACGCAGATAGTTGGTTATTTGTTCCGCAATGCAAGTCTGCTTGTTATGGGGTTGCTAATGTGTGCATCCCCAAAAATGGAGACGAACCGTATGTGTTTAGCACTGTAGAACCAGATGGAGCGGCTGCATGGAATAGCGCAAAAGCTGTTTCCTGTAGAAATATTTTGACTAAATAGAACGTGTGTGCTATACTATACGGTGGGGTGAGAAAGTGAAGCACACCTATTCGTGGCAGAGTTGCCCGATATGTGGTAATCCCAAAGCTTACAGAGTGCGGGATGACACAAAAGCAGAGCGTTTCCCGGTGTACTGTAAGCGGTGCAAGCAGGAAAGCTTAATAACAATAGCGCCTAAGAGCCGAATAATGAGTTTCTAATAAGTTAGAGATTCGTTGTCCGGCTCTTTTTTGCGTTTACAATCCTTATCGCAGAAAATGCGATTCACAAATCATTTTAGGAGGACGCATGAAGAACATTTTTGAAATCATGAAGGAATATGGCTTGGAAGTTCCGGCTGACAAACAGAAAGACTTTGAAAAAGCCGTTCTGGAAAACTACAAAACCGTGACCGATTACAACAACCAGACTGAAAAGCTGGCTACCGCCAATGAGAAAATCAAGGCGAGTGATGCAGCTACCGAAGAGCTGAAGAAAAAGTTGGAAGGCTTTGGAGATGCGGATGTGTCTGCATTGAAGCAGCAGATCACAGATCTGGAGGAGGAAAAGAAAAAGATCGAGACGGATTACCAGGGAAAGCTGGCGGATCGTGATTTTTCCGATTCTCTTAGGGAGAGCATCGCGGTGGCGAAAGGCAGAAATGTGAAAGCGATCACGGCATTGCTGGACGTGGACACGTTGAAAAAGTCAAAAAATCAGAAAGAGGACATCGCGGCGGCACTGAAAGAATTGTCAGAAGCCGCGGACAGCAAGATGCTTTTTGGTGAGGCAGAGCCGCAGGTGCAGAAGCAGGGGAACATTATCGGAGCCGTATCTGGTGGCGGGGTAGATGCCGCGGACGCAAGAATGCGTGCGGTTATGGGACTTCCGCCAACGCCGAACACAGAACAGAAATAAGGAGGAAAGACAATGCCGAACACAATTGCTTTAGCAAAAAATTACATTAACAACCTCGATGAGGTGTACCGCCTGGCATCGGTAACATCGGATCTGACGTCTGATCCGACAATGTCGAAGGCTGGCGCGAACGCAAACGAGATCGTATATCCGCAGATCAGTGTAAGCGGACTTGGCGATTACGACCGAAATAGTGGATACACCACTGGCGCAGTAGACCTTAAGTGGAAAACAGCAACATTCAATTATGACCGTGGTACAAGGATTTCTGTAGACGTCATGGACAACGAGGAATCCCGTAACCTTGCATTTGGTATGGCGGGAGCCACACTGATGCGTGAAAAAGCAGCACCGGAAGCGGATGCGTTTGCTTTTGCAACACTGGCAGCGCTCGACGGTATTTCCAAGGCAACTGGTACGATTGCAGATGCATCCCAGTTTCTGGATGCACTGCTGACAGCGTGGAGCGAAATGGACGAGGATGAGGTGCCGCAGGAACAGCGTATTTTATATGCAACAGCAACCTTGCTTAACAGCGTGATGGCTTTGGATACAACAAAGTCACGCGAAATTCTCGGAAAGTTCGCGGTGAAGAAAGCAGTTCCGCAGGCGAGATTCTACACTGCAATCGAAATGCTTGACGGTAAGAGCCCAGGCGAGGAACTGGGACACTATAAAAAGGCGACATCTGCGGCAGATATCAACTTCATGATTATCCATAAGCCTGCAGTCATCAAGTTTGATAAGCATATTGCAAGCAATATTATTCCGGCGGAAACGAACCCGGATGCAGATGCGGACATTATCAAGTACCGCAAGTATGGTCTGGTAGAAGCCTACGCAAACAAGCGCGCCGGTATCTACCTCAACAGCAAGGCGTAGGAGGTGAGCGCATGAGATTGGTAGGAGTAGGAGCGGAGAAGCCTGCTGATAAAAAGGCAGACACAAAGCTGAAAAAGGAACTGAAAGAGCTTAAGGCGGAGAACGAAGCCTTAAAGGCAGAGAATGAGCAGCTTAAGGCGGAGAACGAAGCCTTAAAGGCAGAGAAATAGGAAAGGTGGGAGTTGTAATTGGATCATTATATTGATTGGGAGTATTACAGCTCCCATTTTCCGAAGCTGACAGAGGAAGAATTCGATGCGGCACTCGCCGGAGCAGAAGCAAAAGTGGATGTTTTAACACATTTCCGTGCACAGACAGCCACGGGCTACAAGCTTGAGCAGGTGAAAGCGGCGGTCGCGAACTTAATCAATGCTATGGCGGATCAGAACAGCGTGGGCGCCGGATCTGGCGTGGCGTCGGTCAGCAATGATGGGTATTCCGAAAGTTACTCGAACGTGACAAAGGAGCAGGCAGACGCGGAGCTCCGCAGTGTATGCTTCCAGTGGCTTTCCGGTACCGGGCTGATGGGGTGCTTATGATGGGGATATTTACGGATACCGTCACGGTTTACAACCATCTACCGGATGACCGGTATCAGCGAACAGTGGTTAAAGGTGTGATGGTAACCGGAAAGTCGGTAAAAACCGTGACTGCGGATGGAAAAGTGAATCTCGCGGCGACGGTGAATATCACGATCCCGGAATCGGCGGTGTGCGAGAGAAAATACCTTCCGAAGCATGAATTCCGAAAACTGCCTGATACAGAGGGTTACTGGACGCTGGATGATGCCGGAAACCTGGACGCAATTGTGCGGGGCGAGGTTGCTGCCGAGATCACGGATGAGTACCGGATCAAGCATCTCCGAGCAGATTATGACTGTGTGACGGTGGCAGAGGTGTCCGACGACCGGAACAAGCCCCGTCTGAAACATATAAAGGTGGTGTGTAAGTAATGGGAGAGCCATTTACCTTTACGCTGAAATCGATGCATATGGACAAAGCGGAAATCATGCGGCGACGCGGTATTGACAGTGGGGGAAGGGTTCAGCGGTATGTTGATAATGCTGTGCTGGATTTTTGCGCGGATTATATCCCGTTTGATACGGGGGAATTGAACCGAAGTGGTGAACGAAACACCAGGATCGGGAGCGGCGAGGTAATTTATGATACACCTTATGCAAGGTGTTGGTATTACCGTGACGCTCAGTTCCAGGGGGCACCAAAACGTGGCACCTATTGGTTTGAACGCATGAAGCAGGACGGCGGGAAAGATGCTATTCTGCGCGGCGTAAAGCGCATGACAGGAGCGAAATAGTATGACAGTAAGTAAAGCAATTACGGAGTGGCTTAAGGGCTACGATATGTGCGTTGTCAGAGTTGACACGGATCAGGTTGGCGAGGGTACGGATAGTCTTGGTATATTTAAGTCTCCGACCAGAGAGCGAACCGATTTTCTGGAATCATCTTATCAGATCACAGAGTGGTATCAGCTGTTCGTGGTGAGAGAGGGGCAGGAAAACCGTGACAGGGAGGACAATGACGAGTGGTTGGAAAATTTTGCGTACTGGGTGGACGATTGCCAGTACACGAAGGAACTGCCCAAGCTGGATAACCACCGTACTTGTGAAGACATCGAACTGGCTGGCACGCCGTATATGTTTGAAGCAAAAGAAAATAACACAGTGCTGTACCAGGTAACACTTAAGATAACGTATACAAGGGAAAGAGAGGTAGAAGACGAATGGTAAGAAAGCATTTGATCGGGCTGTTTCTGAATGGCGGAACATCCGAGAAGCCGGACTGGGTGCGGGTCAAGAAAGCGACACAGCTTACGCTGGCCATGAACCCGGAGACGGAAGATTATGATTATATCGCGGACGAGGTTCCGACAACGGAGTTAAAGCGGTACAAGCCGAGCATTGACGAAGATCTCACGATGTACAAGGGTGAGAAAGATTATGAGATGATCTGGCCGTATTTCTACGAGATGCGCACCGGATCAGATGCGCACGTGGAATGTATGGTGGTGTTCATGCAGGAACCGGCGGAAGGTGGCGGCTATTTGGCATGGAAGACGGATGCCGTGCTTTCCGTGCAGGATCTCAACGCCGTAGACAGCAAGCTGGACTTCCAGGTACTGTTCGGCGGAGAAGTGGCAAAGGGAACCGCAACAAAATCCGGCGATGCTATTTCTTTCGCTGAGAAAACTGCTGAAACGCAGGCAGCGGAATCAACAGCAAAATCAGCAAAAACAGCTTAAGGAGGTAGATTATGCAGTATGCAGTAAAACACAATGGAGCAACATACATTCTCCCGGTCTTTACCCGTGGGATGAAGAAAAAGATCGATGAAGTGAATGAGAAGATCGCGAACCCGGAAAGTCCGGTGGATGATCGCGTAGATGCCCTGTATGGATTCGTGGCGGATGTGCTTGGAGAGGAAAACGTCGCAAAAGCGCTTGGCACCACCGATCCGGACGAAATGGATCTGAACGAGCTGAACATTTTGTACATCCGCATCACGCGCGAGTATGATCGCCCTGTAAGAGAAGCGAACAAACCGGAGCTTGATGCTGATACCAGAAAGGCACTGGCGGAAATTGGATCTCTGGCGAAGAATGCAGAATCCATCCAGCGCGTCATGGCGATGAAGAAATGATTGATCTGATAACGAAAGGCTTACCGGACACCGTGACCATCGGCGGTGAGCCTTTTTTGATCGAGACAGATTTCCGGCCGTGGATGCGGTTTTGCGACGAGTTTGAAATGTGGGACCAGAAGCAGAACCTTAACGTGAGTTATTTGTTTGCCGACGAGATCCCGCACATCAGCACGGCAGAGGATATGCAGGCAATCATCGGCTTTGCGTATCCGCCTGCTACTGTGCCGAAGAGCGGCGGCGGAGATGGAAGCAGGGTATTAGATTACCGGATCGATGCGGATTATATCTACAGTGCATTTTTGCAACAGTACGGCATCGATCTGACAGAAACAGGGATGCACTGGCATAAGTTCCGGGCTTTGCTTAATGGACTTAGCGGTGCGACAAAGTTACATGAGATTATCGGATATCGTTGTTATAGCGGTGATGACAAGGAGTATAAGAGATTGCGCGAGATGTGGGCGCTTCCGGTTAAATTATCGGCGGCGGACGTGCAAACCGTGCAGGATTTTGAAGCGTATTTTGAGTAGGGCATGAGAGCCAGAGACACGATCCAGAGCCACCCGTGACAGGTGGTGAGGATTATGTCAGATGGCAAGCTGCTATTTGAGACAGCGTTAGATACAAAAGGATTTACAACAGGGCTTGATACGGTCAAAAAGACGGCTACGAGTGCGTTTAGCGTGTCCACGAAAGCGGTTACCGCTATTACCGGAGCAATGGCGGCCGGACTGACAGCGGCAACGACGCAGTCAGTAAAGGCATATGCTGACTATGAGCAGCTTGTCGGTGGTGTGGAGACCCTGTTCAAGGAATCCGAAAGCACGGTGCTAGAATATGCCAATATAGCATATAAGACAGCGGGGCTTTCCGCTAATGCTTATATGGACACCGTCACGAGCTTTTCGGCGTCGCTTTTACAGAGTCTTGATGGAGATACGGCGGCGGCAGCCACAAAAGCAGATAGAGCAATCACGGATATGGCGGATAATGCCAATAAAATGGGCACAAATATGCGTGATATCCAGAATGCATATCAGGGCTTTGCAAAGCAGAACTACACCATGCTTGACAACCTCAAACTTGGGTATGGCGGCACCAAGGAAGAGATGGAGCGCCTGATTGCGACAGCCAATGAGATCAATGCACAGCAGGGGATTGCGACCAGCTACAGTATTGATAGTTTCGCTGATATTGTGGATGCGATCCATGTTGTACAGGAAAATCTTGATATAACCGGAACGACCGCAAAGGAAGCGTCCACTACAATCCAGGGCAGTATAGCATCGCTCGGGGCGGCATGGGAAAACTTTCTGACGGGTATGGCAGATCCAGATCAGGACTTCGATACTTTGCTGAACAATCTGATCGATTCGGCGTTGACAGCCGCAGATAACCTTATTCCACGCATTGTAGAGACAACGCCCCGGTTGGTAGATGGTCTGACCCAGATTGCAACAAATTTATCCGGATATCTGCCGGGGATATTGCAAGAACTGTTACCGTCTATTCTCGATGGGACGCAGGCGCTGCTTGATTCGGTGTCCGCGGCGCTTCCGGATCTGATCGGCATGGCGGTTGATATTGCTCCGCAGATGATTGATTTCGCGGTGCAGCTGATTGGAGCACTTGCGCAGGGGATTATTGATAATCTGCCACAGATATTAAAAGCAATCGGAGAAATATGCAATAGCATTATTGAGGGGTTTGGTAGCTTAGGCACTACTTTGCTGCCGCAAATAATCGATATCGGTGCAGAGCTTCTTGAAAATTTAATAAAGGGATTTTCAGAGAAACTACCAGATGCGCTTGCAAAGTTTCTTGATTTTGTACAAGGACTTGGAGATACGTTAACAGAAAGAGCACCAGATATTATAAACTGGGGCTTTGACATGCTTAGTAAGCTTGTGGATGGAATAACTAAAGCATTACCAGTCCTTATACAGAAAATTCCACAGATAATTATTACAATATCTGGAGTCCTAATAAAAAATTTCCCTCTGATAGTACAAAGGGGAGCAGAACTAATTTGGCAGTTAATAACGGGTATTTTATCGAGTATACCAGATTTGATTGCAGCATTACCACAGATATTTGAAGCGGTTTCTACAACATTGTCTGCTTTCGACTGGATAGACATTGGTCAAAAGGTCATCTCTTTCATTACAGATGGAATAGCGCAGGCATGGAAAATAGTAGAGACTTTCTTTTCCGAAGTGGTGCCGGAACTTATTGGAAAAATAGTTGCGTGGTTCGAAGAACTGCCAAGTAGATTAACGGAATGTGGGAATAATGCACTTGCGGTTGTATCCGAAGCAGTGACTAACATAGTTGATAGGGTTGTTCAGTGGGTGTCGGAACTTCCGGAAACGATCATGTATTGGCTCGGGTTTATTCTCACCTCTCTCATCTTGTGGGGACAGGATCTGATAAACTGGGCGACAACCGCAATACCGGAATTTGCCGAAACGATTGTGACATTTTTTTCTGAACTCCCGGAAAAGATCGCGGCGTTTTTTGGAAAGATTCTTGCAGATCTTGCGGTATGGGCAAGTAATATGGTTGCGAAAGCGGTTGAGACCGGAACAAATTTCCGTGATTCAATCGTGACATTTTTCAGCCAGTTGCCAGAACGGATAGCGACATTACTTGGAAAAGTGATTGGTCGGATTTTATCGTTCGCCGCCAAAATGCGGGAAAGGGCATCAGATGCAGGAAAGGGGTTCTTTGACAACATTGTAGCAGCTCTGAAAGATCTGCCATCAAGGATGCGTGAAATTGGTAAGCATATCGTTGATGGTATCTGGACAGGCATCAGTGGTGGATGGGATTGGTTGACGGGGCAGGTTAAAAACCTAGCAAACAGCTTGTTCCAAGGTGCGAAAGATGCGCTTGAAATTCACTCACCGTCGAAAAAGTTTAAGTGGCTCGGTGAGATGTGTGTAGAGGGCATGGATGCACCACTGGCTGATTACAACCCGTATGAGACGCTGAAAGATTCGATGGATGCTGGCGTGATCCGACCGGAGCTGTTTGCAGGAGCAGCCGTTACACAACCGGGGGATGCGGTACGAAATACAGCGGGGGCGTTGACCGGCGGAGCGGCGTCATCAACTGTAAGTGGAGAAACCATCGACTATGAGCAGATGGGCGCAGTGTTCAGGCAGTCCGTAGACGGTATGACGGTTTCGATGGACGGCAGACCGGTAGGAAAGGTTATCGCGCCTTATGTGAATGATGAAATCGGGAAAATTAACGGGAGGAGGACGTGATTGATGGGAAAGTTTGGACTGACAATCGATGGAAAGCATACGACAGAATATGGCCTTAAGATGCTGTCCATGTACATCCCCCAACCGGCGGTCAAGACAAATTTGATTTCCGTACCGGGAGCGTCCGGCAGCATTGATCTGTCGGAAGTGACTGGCCAGAGGTGTTACGAGAATCGTAGCGGCTTGAAATTTGAATTTGTGCTGATGGAACCCAGCTATGACCGGTGGGCGAAAGCAATGACGGAAATTGCCATGCAGATCCACGGCCGGAAAGTAAAAGTAATCCCGGATAACGATCTCGGATTTTATTATATGTGCCGTCTGGGAGTCGATGGGAAAAAAAGCAATAATATTGCGGCATCGATCACATTGAGCGGCACGGCAGAGCCTTTCAAGTATGACTTGACGGCGAGTGATGATGACTGGTTGTGGGATCCGTTCAATTTTGAGACCGGAATAATCCGCGAATTGGCAGGAATAACGGTCAGCAATGGTAAAAGCGTTACGGTTACCGGCGGTGGAATGCCGACGGTGCCGGAGTTTGTAGTGACCGAGAGTGCAAGCCTTGCTGTTGCCTATAATGGAAAAAGTCATAACATGCTGCTTCCCGGTACGTATCGTTTCCCGGCAATTAAGATTGGGGCGGATGACGTAACATTGCAGTTTACCGGCAGCGGTAAGCTGTCTATCAGATATCGAGGTGCTTACTTATGATTTATGAAGTTTTACTTGATGGAAAAACATTATATTATCCGGGAGACCTACAGTGTGCAGTAACTAATGCAAAGCTGGAGCAGGCGCTGAATGACTCTGGTACATTCGAGTGTGACGTTCTGGCGTCGAATCCGCTTTATAACGCCATTGAGAATCGGCGCAGCATGTTGCAGATCCTTAAGGATGGACGCGAGATCTTTTATGGAGAGGTGCGCGAGTCGGAAGAGAGCCTTGATATGGTAAAGCAGGTCTATGCCGTCGGGGAGTTAGCTTTTTTGTATGATTCTATTCAGCCGCAGGGGCGGTATCAGGATCAGACTCCTCTACAGTTTTTTACCACGCTTATCAATAACCACAACGCGCAGGTGGAGGAAAAGAAGCGGTTTGAGGTCGGTGTGGTAACGGTAAAAGATCCGAATGATAGTATATATCGCTACACGAATTACGAAGATACGCTTACCTGCCTGCGTGATAAGTTATGCGACCGGCTGGGCGGTTATCTGCGGGTGCGTAAGGCGGACGGCAAGCGGTATCTGGATCTGGTTACTTTGCAGGACTATGGCACGACCTGCGAACAGCCGATTGAGTTTGGAGAAAATCTGCTGGATTATGCCTGCAATGCCTCCGGCGCAGATATCGTAACGGCTGTGATACCACTAGGAACCCAGCTCGATAAAAGCCAGGTTGAAGGATTGGATGCGTACCTTGACATCAAGGATGTGAATAACGGCGTAGATTATGTGTATCTTCCGGCGGCGGTGGAGAAGTTCGGCTGGATCAAAAAGGTTGTGCACTGGGATGATGTAACCACGCCCGCGAATCTCAAGAAAAAAGCCGAGGAATGGCTTACAGAAAATCAGTACGAGTTATTAACACTTGAGGTTAATGCGCTTGATCTCTCAATGATGAACAGTGATATAGATTCGTTTGACCTTGGGGATTCGGTCAATGCGCTTGCGGAGCCTTACGGCATGGATGCATGGTTCCCGGTGCAGAAGATGACAACCTATCTGCAGGAGCCGGAGAAAAACAAACTCACTTTAAGCAACACTCTAAAAAAGTCGTATACCCAGCAGATGGCAAGCCTTACAAACGAACTCGATGAAAAGATCCCGCAGCAGAGTGCTTTACTCCAGCAGGCAAAAGATAATGCATCACAACTGATACAGACCGCCACCAATGGATATATTGTGCTTAACATGGATGACAAGGGAAATCCCAAGGAATTGCTTATCATGGACACCAAAGATATTGACACTGCACAGAAAGTGTGGCGGTGGAACATCAATGGACTGGGATACTCGCACACAGGATATAACGGAGAGTATGGATTGGCCTTGACAATGGATGGCAGTATTGTGGCTGATTTTGTAACAGCGGGCACGATGTACGCTGACCGGATCAAGGGCGGCACGCTGACGCTTGGCGGCTATAGCAATGACAACGGCGTCATGCAGGTGCGGGACGCGCAGGGTAATGTACATACCATGATTGATGTGAGCGGGCTCGCCACAAACAACATCAAGGTGACAGGCGGCACGCTCAATATAAACGATAATTTTATCGTAGACGCAGAAGGTCATATGTATGCTGTTGATGGTGCTTTTAAGGGCACAATCGAGAGCAGTTCTGCCAAAATAACAAGCGGATATGTACATATCGAAGCGGCAGAGAGCACGGATAACTTGATCGAATTTAAACGACCCGGAACTCTTGTGCAGATGGGTACGGACGGCTTGCGGTCGGTTGCAGATACCAGGGAACTTGCTGCCAGCTACTCGGCAGTATCAGTGCGAGATACGTCAGCCGATACGATTGCCCAAATGCTTTCTAGTGGTAAGGGAATCTCATCCTACGGCTGGGAATCCTATTCGGATAAGCGTCTAAAGCATGGCATAGAATCCCTTGATCGGGAAAAAAGCGCTGCGCTTATACAGTCTCTGCGTCCGTGCCGCTTTATTTATAACTATGACGCCGCGGGACATTACCGACATGGTCTGATTGCGCAGGAGGTATTGACTGCGGTCGGGGACGAGGATTGGGCGATTTGCTCGGAGTATCCGGATCAGGATGGAAAAACATATTATGCGCTCGACAAAACAGAGTTGATCGCGGATCTGATTGCAGCTGTGCAGCACTTAAATGACAGAGTTGACGCGCTGGAAGCGCAGGAAGGAGTCTAAATGTCAAATATACAAAAATACTTACAGAACATCATGCAGGCGGTGTATGGAAAGGATGTACGTCAGTCCATCCACGACGCAATCGAGATGATTGACAGTGTAGCAGATACCGCCAAGGATAGTGCCACGGCAAGCGCCAAGATGGCAGAGACGATGGCGGAAAATGCAGGAAAATATGCTGACGAAGCGCAGACGTGCGTGGTTGCGGCAGCAGCATCCGAAGCCAATGCCAAGGCGTCAGAGACAGCCGTGAAAGCCAGCGAGAATGCCGCAAAAACATCAGCGGATAATGCAGTAGCATCAGAAACAGCAGTTGCGGAGTCAAAGGACGCGGCAGCGGCATCTGAAGCCAATGCCAAGACATCGGAGGAAGCAGCAGGCAGATCAGCCGAGGTGGCTACAGAAAAAGCGGCGGCTGCCGACCAGTCAGCTGATACTGCGGCAGAAAAAGCAGAGATTGCTACGGAGAAAGCGGCGGAGATTGTCGGAAAAGCGGAAGCTGTGGCGGCGAGTGCAACCAAGGCGGAGAGTTACGCCGTCGGAGGTACCGGAAGCCGGGAGGGAGAGGACACGGATAACGCGGCGTATTACTACCGGCAGGCGAAAAGCATCTCCGAATCTTTTGCAGGAGCATTGCGTCCGATCGGTACCGTTGCGTTTGCCAGCTTACCTGCATTAACTGCGGTGACCGCCGGGGATATGTACAATATTTCTGACGAATTTACGACCACAGAGGATTTTAAAGAGGGCGCCGGTGGCATCATCCCTGCCGGTGCGAACATCTACAAAACGTCAGACGGGAAGTGGGATGTGCTTGCGGGTACTCCAGTGACGGGGGTTAAGGGTGCAAAGGAGGTAGCCTACCATCGTGGGAACGTAAGTCTGTCGGCGGCGGATGTTGGGGCAGTAGCCGAGGAGGGGGATGCTTCGGACGCGACGGTGGCTTTTTCGGCGGCATCGGAGCGTGTCAATATAACCACGGGTGAGAAGGTATCTGCGCTATTTAGCAAGATTGCAAAGTGGCTGTCTGATCTTAAGCCAGTGGCTTTTTCCGGTAGCTATGATGATTTAAGCAATAAACCGACAATACCGGCGAATACATGGCGCCCGGTGCAGGACAATTTGGCATCCAGTTCCACCACAGACAGTTTATCCGCTAATCAAGGAAGACTGCTGGCAAACGGATCGGCTCGAGATAACACGAAGATGCCTGTAACTGGCGGCACATTTACTGGGCCGATTGGATTTGCCAGAGCGGTTGGATTTGCCAACAGTACGTGGAATCCCGTTGGTGATGATTGCTATATGGGAGATTTTAATGCGGCGGGATGCGTAGCATTTAAAAGTATGTCATCTCAATTAACAGGTATCGCCTTGGTTGGAGCCGGAAGCAACATGTACGGTCGGCTTTTGGTACAAAATGATGGCGGTGATATGTATCTTGCCACAAACGGCGCGTTTTATGTTTCCAACGGCAATAACAGTGCCCGAGCGCCGATCTATGCATCCGCTTTTACGCAGTCCTCATCCAGACGCGTCAAGAAAAATATCGAGGATATGACTGATGAGGAAGCCAAGAAGTTATTGCACGTAGAGGTTAAATCGTATGACTACATCAACCCCGATATGCCGGATGGATGTTTCGGTTGCATCGCGGAGGATATGGCAAAAATAATCCCGTCTTGTGTCAATGGAGATGTTGACTGCGCTGACGATGATGCCGCAGCTATTCAGGGCATTGGTATTGATTATTCCAAGCTGGTGCCACATCTCATAAAGATGGTACAGATCCAGCAGGCACAGATTGATGCTCAGCAGGAACAGATCAATAAGCTTGCATCGCAGATTTTATAGTTGGCACAAACCTGCATAAGCAGTGTTTTATACTTATTATAAGGAAAGAGAGGGAACGATATGGAATCAATCATCACAGCACTTATTACAGGCGGACTGACGCTGATCGGCACGGTAATGACGGTCAGCAGTGGTCAGAAAAAGACGGATCACAAACTTGAGATGGCGCAGGCGGTTACGGACTGCAAGTTGGACGAGCTTACCAGAGAGGTAAGGATGCACAACAACTTTGCGCAGCGTGTGCCGGTCATCGAGGAACAGGTAAAGGTTATCAATCACCGCATTGCGGACTTAGAGGAGGGAAAGTAGTATGTTGAAAAATTGTGTACTCAGAGTATCAGTAGACACGCAGAAATGGGCGAAAGCCGCGGGCATCAGAGCGCTTAAGACGATGGCGCAGACTGCGGTTGCAGTAATCGGTACCGGAGCAGTAATCTCGGCAGTAGATTGGAAGATGGTAGTATCATCCGCGATTGTGGCGGGGGTTGTGTCGCTGCTCACGTCTGTTGCAGGAATTCCGGAAGTGGAGGGATAATTTATGGCAAATAGAAAAATTGGACAGGCAGGACTTGCCCTTATCAAGCAGCACGAGGGATGCAGACTGGCAGCATACCGGTGTGCCGCCGGTGTATGGACCATCGGGTACGGTCACACGGCTGGCGTACATAGCGGTATGACGATCACACAGGCGCAGGCGGACGCATACCTGCTGCAGGACGTGGCGAAGTTTGAGGGATACGTTAACAATCCCGCATACGTTCCGATCACCGCAAAGCTCAACCAGAATCAGTTTGATGCGCTGGTCAGCTTTGCCTTTAACTTGGGCGCCGGAAACCTCCGGAAGCTTTGCAAGGGCAGAACGGCGGCGCAGATCGCGCTGGCAATGCCAAGTTACAAAAAGGCAGCCGGTAAGGTACTGGCAGGGCTGACGCGGCGTAGAAAAGCAGAGCAGGCATTATTTAACAAGGCGGTAAGTTGCACCGGTACAACCGAGGCAACGACCACCTCAACAAATACGGAGGATTATAATATGAAAACGATCAAAAAGGGTAGTAAGGGCAACGCGGTAAAGGTATGGCAGATCATCATCGGCGCGGCGGCGGACGGCATCTTCGGCAGCGGCACGGAATCGGCAACCAAGACCTGGCAGAGTAAGCACGGGCTGGCGGCGGATGGCATCGTTGGAAAGAACTCATGGAAAACAGGGTTGGAGTCGTTATAA